ATGGCAAAATTAGTATCGCCCCCGAATAAAAAAATGGATGAAAGTCATATATTAACAACTGAAAAAGTTAAAGAAATTCAAGAAAAAGAAAGATTAGCATTACCACTGAAACTCAATGAAAGACTATGGTTTAAAAATAATAACGGAATAAGAAGGCCCGGACTTAAATTCTCAATGACTCAGGAAGAACTAGAAGAATACATCAAATGTAAACTATCTGTTTATTATTTCGCCGAACATTATTGTAAAATAAAATTGGAAGATGGTAGTATTGGACAAATGAAACTAAGAGATTATCAAAAAGATATCATTAAATTATATACTGAAAACAGATATTCTATTTTAATGGCTTCGAGACAGTCTGGCAAGTGCTCTGAATTTAATTCAGTATTAACATTAAAAGATTCTAACGGTCTAATTTTTAAAATTAATATCGGAAAACTTTATTATCAAACACTTTCCAAACAAAGAAAATTAACCATAATAGAAAAAACAAAAATGTTTCTTTATAATATTTTAGAAAAATTAGAATAAACACGACGCCATAAATTTAATATATAAGAATAAAAATACAATATGGAAAATTTAATTACTTGTCAAATATGCGGAAAACAATCTACCAGAATATATGGTAGACATTTAAAACATCACGGATTAACATCAGAAGAATATTTAAAATTATATCCCGGTGCACAACTGTATACCGAATCTGATCATGAAAAAACAATTAAAAACAGTGGATTACATATGAAGGAAGAGAAATATAAAAAAATGTTTTCAGAAATGTTTAATGGTAAAAACAACCCAAATAGTAAATCCAGAACAACAGACGAACAAAGAAAAGAAAGAAGTCCTTTTTCAAAAAGCTTTATAAAATACAAAAATGAAAATGAATCTGTTGAATTTTCTAAAAAAGTTCATGAAAATATAACACTAGAACAACAGTCAACTAGAATTGAATATTATTTAAATAAAGGGTATAATGTAGATGAGTCTCAACAAATATTATCAGAAAGACAAAGAACATTCACATTAGAAAAATGTATAGAAAAATACGGTGAAATAGATGGGTTAGAAAAATGGAATGAAAGACAAAGAAAATGGAGTGAAAAAATTGAAACAAAATATAAAAATGGTGATTTTGTAAAATTTAGAAATGATAATTATTCTGAACCAGAATTAGAATTATTCGAAAATGTAATTGAAAAATTAAATTTGAAAAACGAAAAAATATATTATGGTAAAAAACAATTTTTCAGACATTTTAAAAATCTAGGAAAAACATTTTCTTATGATTTTGTATTCGATAAAAAAATTATAGAGTTCTACGGTAATTATTGGCACTGTAATCCTAAAAAATACAATGGAAATTATTTTCATAAATATCTTCAAATGTTCGCATATGAAATATGGGAAAAAGATAAAATTAGAATAAATTCTATCGAGAAAGAAGGATATAAAGTTTTAATTATTTGGGAAAATGATTACAATAAAAATAAAAAAGAATCTATTCAAAAATGTATAGATTTTTTAAAAAATAAAAATAACATGTGAAAAAATTATTACAAAATATTATTTATTTTTTAATTGAAAAATTAGAAAAATTAGAATACAAAAATAAAGAAATGGATGAAAACGATCCATTAAAAAAGGTTTTAAATGTATTACCTTTTGATAATTTATTAGTAGAAACAGATTATGGTTTTGTTCCAGTAGAGGAAATAAATTTAACTCAACCATATACTTCTTATAAATTAGAATTAGAAAATGGAATAAAAATGAATTGTGCTGATGTTCATGGAGTTTTTTGTGAAGATCATATAATTAAATTTGTAAAAGATTTAACCATTAATGATATTATACTAACAAAAAAAGGACCATCAAAAGTAAAATCAATCACAAAATTAAATCATAAAGTATCTATGTTTGATTTATCTATACATACAAATGAACATAGTTATTACACAAATGATATTTTAAGTTTAAATACAGTTTCAGCAGCAATCGTAATGTTATGGACTGTTTTGTTCAACAAAGATAAAGGGGTAATGATTGTAGCAAACAAATCAACAACTGTTAAGGAAATTGTAAGAAAAATAAAAGATATTTATAAATTATTACCATTTTTCTTGAAAACAGGTATAGTGAACTGGAACGAAAAAACATTAGCATTTGAAAATGGTAGTCGTATTCAATCAGAAAACAGAACAAAAGAACCTGCTATCGGTTTTACCATTGACTTATTATATCTTGATGAATTTGCAAAAATTCCAGATAATATCGTAAGAGCTTATTATGCATCTGTTGTACCTACTGTATCATCAATAACTAATTCAAAAATTATTATTACATCAACACCAGATGGACACAATTTGTTCTGGGAATTATTAAGAGATGCCGAATTACCAGAAGGAGATTCACATAAAAATCCTTATAAATCTTTAAAAGTTTATTGGTTCCAAATAAAAGGTAGACGTGATACCAAAATAAGACTAATTGATGAAAAACTTAAAAAATTCGGATTAACAGAAGATTATGTTATGAATTATTTAAGAAATGAATTAGGATATAAATTATATGATAAAGTTGTAGATGGAAAAACAACCCATTATATCAAATGGTACGAAGATGACGAAAAAACAAAAATGGAACTAGCTGATATAACTCAAATTAGACAAATAAGAATTCAAATGAATTCTGTAGATGATTATGGTGTAGAATCAATCGTTGAAGTTCCATTTCCAGAAATAGCTTTCATTACTAACTGGCAAGAAGAAGAAACTAACCTTATTGGTGGTGAAGGTAAATTTGAACAAGAATACGGACTTCAATTTATTACCGAAGGTAATTTATTATTTGATAGTGCAGTATTCGAAGGTTTAATTCAAGCTGAAACAAAATTCAAACATATTCCAATACCACAATTTGATGCCAAATTAAAATTACCATATAGTGAATTAAGATGGATTGAAGGAAGACCGGATCTATTTGATATAACACAAGCTAAAAATTATAACATATTTATTGGAATAGATATGGGTGAAGGATTGGGACAGAACTATACTGTTATTAGTATATTTAGATTAATGATGAAAGATAAAGATATCATAACCAGAAAATCTTTCATGTTTGAAAACAAATATGATTTATTTAAACTTGAACAAATTGGTATTTTCCAAAATAATACCTACAACCCACTCGAAATAGCACATATATTGTATTTAATAGGATTTGAATTATTCGACCCAGAAAAAGTAAAAATAACATTAGAAAAGAATAAAAACTTAGGTGATCGTCTTTTAAGTGAAATGAAACATGTATTTAATGAAAATAATAATTATGGTGATTCTGTATTCGTTCGTTATAAACAAAATGAAACAGATGACCATCTAACTGTTGGTTTCCTTGTAAAAAGTGGAGAAAAAGGAAAAAAATTAATGCTTAAAGACTTTCAAGATGCTATTAAAAAAGATGCTATGGTATTACGACATAGTGGAACTATCACAGAATTAAGTTCATTTTCAAAGAAAGAACTTGCAAACGGTGAAGTCACATACAAATCTCAAAGTGGTACGGATGACTGCGTTATGGCTATTATTAACTTAGCAACTATTTACAGACATGTTGATTACAAAAATATTATTGACAACTATCTTGATTTTAAAGCAACTGATGTTGAAAAAGAAATTGTTAAAAAATTCTTAGAAATAACACCTTATGAAAACACCGGCGCAAATTACAAAACATTCAGATCTGCTAGAAAAGAGTTCCTAAGAAAAACAGATATAAAAACTCAATTAAATCAACTAAAACCAAGCCCTTGGGAAAATAGAAATGATGAAAACTTTAAAAGAAATCCTTGGGCTGAACCAGACCCTTGGAAACGAGAAGATCCTCAAAATCCATTATTCTGGCCGAATTCACAAAAGATCAAATTTTGGCCGAAAAACGATTAAAAAAATTATGGAAGAAAATACTTGTGTCATTTATAAAATAAGAAATAAAATAAATAATAAAATTTACATAGGAAGTACTTTAAAAACTTTTTTGAAACGAATATATAATCATAAAAATGCTTTAAAAAATAATAAACATTATAATAAACATCTACAATCGGCTTGGAAAATTTATGGATCTGAATCTTTTGAATTTTCTATTATAGAAAAAGTAATAGAATCTAAATTAATTGAAAGAGAACAATATTGGATAGATTATTATAAATCATATGATGGAAATATTGGTTATAATATTTGTAAAATAGCTGGTAATACTACAGGTAGGATACATTCATCTGAAACAAAAAATAAAATTTCAAAAGCTTTAACTGGTCGAAAATCATCTTTAAAAGGGAAAAAATTATCTGAGGAAACCATTACAAAAAGATCAATCACTTATAAGAAGAATGAAAATAAAAATCCACATTCATTAGAAACAATTAATAAAATGAAGAATACAAAAACTATCAAATACGGAAAGAAAATTTCTCAATTCGATTTAAATAATAATAAAATATCCGACTTTAATTCAATAAAACAGGCATCAGAAAAAACAAATATTCATTTAATGTTAATTTATAAAGTATTAAGTGGAAAATATAAAAAAACACACAATTTTATTTTTAAATATACTTAAAATAGAAAAAATTGAGTTTTTTTCTTAAATATATAAATAAAATTAAACTTTTTTAAAATAAAAGATTATAATAATAAATTGCAGTAGCGATTTAAGAGATACTTCGGTTCTAATTGGTTCAACTCCAATAGAAAGCTGCGAAAGCTCGCTTTTTATATAAACTCTTAAAACACATCTCTACAATTTTATTTAAATAAAAAACGTTCTTAGATTTAATGAAATTTAAAAGGTAGCAATAAAAAAGGTTACTTCGATATGCAATCAAAAACACCTTTTTTAAATTTACTCCTAATAAACATATGTTAGATCACAAACATTAAATGTGGTTATACCGAATACATGATGGTCATGTTTCGGTGAAGTGTTATACTAAAGGGAGCTACCAGATTCGTCTGATATCTCCCTTTTTTATTTTAATTAAATTAACAAAAAAACAAAAAGAAAGGATCAATTATGTCAAAATTTAACGCAAAAAAAACAGTAAATTCACAAAAAACTACTAATTTCGCTGGTGGTGAAGCTTTCATCGAATCAGATAAACTTGAATTAGTTTCTCTGTTATTAACATCATTTGCACAAAATACGTTCTATCAGAAAGAAGAACAAACTAACAAAAGATTAATCGATCTTATTAGTAAAGTAAAACCAGATTTTGTAGCAAAATCAGCTATTTATGCTCGTAATGAATTTGGTATGAGATCCATATCACATATTACCGCAGCTGAATTGGCTAAACATTTATCCGATGTTCCTTGGGCTAAGAATTTCTATAACAAGATAATTCACAGACCTGATGATATGATGGAGATTTTAGCTTATTATACCAGTAAAGGAAACAAAATTACAAACTCTATGAAAAAAGGGTTTGCTGAAGCTATGAGTAATTTTGATTCATATACATTAGGTAAATATCGCGGTGAAGGTAAAGACTTCAAATTAGTTGATATTGTAAACCTTGTACACCCAATTCCAACTGAAGGTGATAAATACATGGTTGTTGTAAATCGTCAGGAATATATTGATATTTACACAAAGAAACTTTCTTTAAAGAAAAATAAAGAAAACAAGAAAGAAATTGAATCTAAACTTAATTGGGCTAAATCCCAAGAAGGTGAAACTATCAAGATTCACGCTTTAGAAGCACTTGTAATTGATTTACTTCGCAGCAAGGATACTTGGGAATCAAAATTATCACAAGCTGGTCAAATAGCAAATGATGACGATGAAAAGGAAACCTTGAAAAAAGAAGCTTGGGCAGATCTTCTTAATGAACGTAAAATCGGTTACTTCGCTTTACTTCGTAACCTTAGAAACATTGTTGAACAAGCACCAGATATGATTGATAAAGCTTGCGAACTTTTAACTGACGAAAAGTTAATTAAGAAATCATTGGTTCTTCCGTTCAGATTTCTTGTAGCTTACAATGAATTGAAAAGTTTAGGTACTTCCAATTCTAAATTCAGAAAAGTTCTTACAGCAATAAACAATGCAGCTGAAATCGCTTTAAACAATGTTCCTAAATTTGACGGTGAAACTTTGGTAGTTTTAGATACTTCCGGTTCAATGACAACCTGTCATTTGGCTAAAAGTCAAATAACTCCTGCTGAAGCCGGTGCACAATTCGCTGCCGCTATCGCTAAACGTAATGGTTGTGATTTAATGAGATTTGATGATGTTGCTAAATATATGCACTACAATCAAGGTGACAGTCTTATGACTATCACAAATATATATCACTTCGCAAGTGCTGGTACTAATTTTCATACTATCTTCCAGACAGCAAATAAAGCTTACGACCGAATAATAATAATTTCGGATTCACAGGGATGGGTTGGTTATCACGCACCAACAACCACTTACAAAGAATATTGTGTAAGATACAATTGTCAACCACACATCTATTCTTTCGATCTTCAAGGATACGGAACTTTACAATTTCCAGAAAACAAAGTTTATGCTATGGCTGGTTTCTCAGACAAAACATTCGACTTAATGAAGATGTTAGAACAGGATCGTCAAGCTTTAATAAACAAAATTGAATCGGTTGAATTGTAAAGCATCACAATTCTATAAAAAAGGGGAAATGATTTTTTATTTCCCCTTTTTTTAATCAGATAGAATTATGAACCCATCATAATTTATATATACTATAAAATAATTATATAAATGACATTTGATGAAGTATTAAAAATAGAAAAAATTAAAATTAGAGTATCAAAATTTAAAGAAAAAAATCTTAATAAACAACTTATAGAAAGAACGCAATTTTTGGATGATTCCGCTAATATTAGTGAAAGACTTTATTGCTTAGACAATAATATAAAAACAAAACATAAATGTAAAATTTGTGATAATTACACAAATTATTTAAAATATTCCAAAGGATATTGTTTATATTGTTCAACAAAATGTTTATCTGATGATAAAGATATTAAAATTAAAAAAAGAATCACTTGTGTAAAAAAATATGGTGTTGATAGTTTCACCAAAACAGAAGAATATTTAAAAAAAACCAAAGAAACAAATTTTAAAAAATATGGTGTAGATTATTATTTTCAATGTTCTGATAAACAAGAAAAAACTAAAATAACTAACTTAAAAAAATATGGAAATGAACATCATATGAAATCGGAAGAATTTATTATAAAATTCAAAGAAAACAATATTAAATTATTCGGAGTTGATAATGTATCAAAATTAGAAAAAATAAAAGATAAAAAAAGAAAAACTTTCGAAAAAAATTATAATCTGAATCACACATCAGATGAATTAAAGAACAATTTTAATAAATATAAAAATGAAGTTTGGAGAATAACCTATAGATTAAGAAAAAAATTATTAAATAAATGGAATGGTTATGATTATTATGATAACGAATATATTAAAGAAAATTATAAACTAAATTACAATGATAATAATTATCCTACCATTGATCATAAAATTTCTATTTATTATGGATTTTCAAATAATATAGAACCATATATCATATCAAATACTGATAATTTGTGTATAACCAAAAAAGAAATAAATAGAAAAAAATCAATCAGAAATGAAAATGAATTTAAAAAAGATATTGAAAATTTTTAATATAAAACTTTATTATTTTTTACGATTATAAATTAAAAACACTTATTATGAAATATATATTAGATGAAGATGATATTGAATATTTGAAGAAAATGTTATATTCAGCAAAAAATTATAATGAAGAAGAACCAGAAGAATCTATAATGAAATTCGGTAAAGTTTGTCATTGTGATAGTGGATTTTTTTGTGAACATCGTTTAGAAACTTTAATAGAATTTATAAAATCATACGAAAGATAATGTATTACATAGTTCAAAAAAATACTTGGAAAGAAGAGCAATACGATTATTTAATTGATTCCTTAGAAAGATTAGGATTGGAATATGAAATCGTAGATGTTATACCTTTTGTAGAAGAAATAAATTTTAAAACAGAAAGAAAAGATGTTTTCTGTTTTGGTGGAATGAAAATGTCCAGACTTTCAAAAAAATATGGTTGGAAACCCGGAAGTTTAATGACTCCAAATCATGATTATTTAGTTTATAAAGATTATTATAAAAACAATTTACTAAACTACGATTCAAAAATATTTAAAATCTGGAAAGATTTTGAATGGAAAGGTGATTATTTTATTCGACCAACAACAGATTCTAAAATTTTCACTGGTCAATCTTTTACAAAAAAAGAATGGAAAAAGAAAAGAAAAGAACTTTTAACCAATTGGGAAAATAATAATAAAGAAGGATTCACCAATACTTATGATGAAAATACCAAAATTCAAGTTTGTTCATTAAAATCAATTCAAAAAGAGTTTAGATTTTGGATTGTTGGAGGAGATATAATTACTGCTAGTTTATATCGTATGGGTTGTTTTATTAATTATAGTGATATAATTGATGATGATGCAATTGAATTTTGTAAAGAAATGATAAAAATATTTCAATTAGCCGAAGCTTTTGTAATGGATATTTGTTTAACCGATAATGAATGGAAAATAATAGAATGTGGGTGTATTTCGGCGGCTGGTTTTTATAAATCTAACATACCCAAATTACTGATGGCTTTAGAAGATCATTTTAATTAATTATCACTTTTTTATTTCTGTAATCTATTTCTACATCTTCTGGACCAACACCACCATCTTTTCTAAATTCAATTTGTGAATCTATTGTCCAATCTTTAAATTCTGGTAAATTAGTATCAAACTTAATTTCTAGCATTTCTATATTAAGTCTTTCACATTCTATCATACATTCTACTCTGGTAACTAATAAATCCATTGATTTAATTCTATCTTTTCTCATATCTGGTTGTAATATCCAAGATACAGTAGCTGTAGATGTTGTAAAATCTAAATCTTTCTCTGTTAATTTATCTGGATCTTCATTTACTAATTTTTCTTCTAAACCATATACAGTCACGTCATTAACTTCAGTTCTGAAACTATAATCTGAATTATTTTCATTTATAAACTGTCCGAACTTTTTCATATTTTCAATTTTATTTTTTGGATAGCTTTTAGTTTCTTTTCTTCGTGACTAGTATCTTTATCTTTCAAATTTTGATTAACATAATCATTTTTTTCTTTATCAAAAACCATTATTTCTCTTCCCATATCTTCTTTAATCTTATCTATCAGTTCATCCAAATATTTATTAACTTCTACTTTATCATATTCTTCTATTAATTCTGTATATAAATTATCTATCCATTCTTTCGGTACTTTTTTCTTATCACTTACCGGCCATCCAGCTTCGTGTCTTATTAATACTGAAACTATCCCCCTTAAATTATCATATCTTCTATAATCTCTAACTTTTTGTGTTTCAGTTAAATCTTGTAATTCTTGTATTTCATCAATAGTAACCAGTACATCATTAAAAACGGTGCTAAATTTCTTTAAGATAATAACATCTTGATCGTTCCCAGATGTTGGATTTGCGATAGTAGTTTTAAAATGTGAAACATAAACATGATCTGAAGCACTACCACCACCTGATTTTATTTGATAATCCCCAAATTGATCATAACTCCAAATCATAGCATTTCTAACTTGATTTTCAGTGGGTTGTTTTTCATTAAACCAAGATCTTGTTTCTGCAGCAACATCAGTATCTTCGGTAAAATACTTAGCATTAACAATATTTATTTTCCTTTTTGCAAATTCCCATTCTTGAAGTTCAATGGATTTGGCTTCTTTCCACAATTTCATTAAATCATCTGGAACACCATTTACATAATATTTCCCGTGATTTGTTTCAACAATATCACCTTTTTTATAAGTTTTTTTTGCTTTAAACTTATCTGTTTTACCTTCTATCACAAAATCTTTAAATCGTATCATAATAATTATATATTAAATTGTATGTTTAGATTTTTTTTTATCAAATAAGTTTAGTAGATTTGACTTATGAAAATAATTAAGACATATGGAATTCTAGCATTAATCGTTATTATATACGGTTTTTCTGCATATATGGTTAGTCATCAACCACAACATTCTCAATTATGGAGTTGGTTATGTGTATTTTCCATTGCTATTTTTTCAATAGTAGGTGTAATCATTTTCAACAAAAATGAAAAGTGATTTTTTTATTCTAAATATTCATTGTATATTTGTATTTTAAGATAAAATTATGGAACCAAAAGATAAAGCTAAAGAATTAATGGATAAATTTACTCAAATATTTTATCCAAATAGATTATCTGGAGAAAGTAGGGCTTTAGCAATTCAAATATCAAATGATATTGTTGATGAGGTAATAAATGAATTAACACCTTTAGATATCGGATATCATTCAAAATCAGATTTTGGAACAGATGATTTTTTATCTCTACCAAAAAATAAAATTTTGTATTGGAAAGAAGTTAAAAAAGAAATAAATAAATTTTTGTAACGTGGGTGGTAAGGCATTAAAGACATATCCGACAGAAAGGAAAAATACTGATCAATTTCATGATATTGCCAGTAGATTGCTTCCAAAATTAGAATCAGTTTTAGGAACAGAATTATACATCCTTAAATTTTACCGTACCAAAAAGGATCACGGTGATATGGATATTTTATATAAAATGGATCAAAATTTTCTTTCCAAAAAAATGAATGTGAGAGAAGAAATTGAAAAACATCTTCAACCAAGAGATATCATCGTTAATGACGGTACAGTATCTTTTGAATTTGAAGATTTCCAAATTGACCTAAGTCCTGTTAAAGAAGATGTGTGGGAATCCACTAAATTTTGGATGGATTATGATCCATCAAGTAATCTTTTGGGTAAATTATTTAGATCTATAAAATTTGAAGAATGACCCAATAACGAACCTAATGATTTTTATATATAAGAATAAAAATCATAATGGTAATTTATATAACAACAAACTTAATCAATGGAAAAAAATATATTGGTAAAGACGAAAAAAATAATTCAGATTATTTAGGTTCTGGAATACATTTAACAAGATCTATCAAAAAATATGGAAAAGAAAATTTCAGAAAAGAAATAATCGAACACTGTAAAACATCAGAAGAATTAAAAGAAAAAGAAATATATTGGATTGATTTTTACAAAGCTTGTGAATCAGACCAATTTTATAATATAGCAAAAGGTGGTGATGGTGGAAATGTTATTAAAGGATATTCAGAAGAACAAAAGAAAGAAATTTATAAAAAAACAATAAAAAATAGAAAATGGTATAAACCAACGGATGAAACAAAACAAAAAATATCTCAAAAGCATAAAGGGAAGAAATTATCTGATATTACAAAATTCAAACTATCTGAATATAACAAAGGGAAAAAATGGACATCTAAACAAAGAGAAAATTTTATTAAATCTAATACTGGTCATATAGTAACAGAAGAAACTCGTCTAAAAATATCAAAAGCAACAAAAGGAAAACATACAGGATTGACACCTTGGAATAAAGGGATTCCAATGACAGATGAAACAAAAGAAAAATTATCAATATTAAGAAAAGGGAAAAATTGTGGAAATGATAACTCTTCATATAATAAAATTTGGTTAAATGATGGGAATAAAAATTTATATGTTTTAAAAAAGGAAATTGACAATTATATAAATGATGGATATAAAATGGGAATGATTAAAAAATATAATAATACTATTAGAGGTTACTTGAAATATAGACCAGATGGTTTGTATGCTATTATTTTTAATAAATCTCAATCTATCAAATTAGATGAAATTTTACTTACAAAAGATGTAAATAAAATGTTTTCTTTTTTAGGTTTGGATGCTAATCGTAAATATGAAGGGTTTGAAACATTAGAAGAAATTTATGATTGGATTATCTCATGTAAATATTTCAAACCTCAAATATTTTTTCTGGAAAATCTAAATCAAGATGATAGAAAAAGAAACAAAAAAAGACCAACTTTTAATAAATTTTTAGAATATATTAAAAATTTCGATTTTGATAATGAATTAACAAACAACATATCTGTAGATTTGATTGATCAGAGTTTTCCTGAAGTTCATTTTATGGAACAAATCGAAAGATTAAGAAAGAAAGGTGAAGAAATAAGAGAATTGAAAGAAAAATTCAATGGTCAATTTGTCATGGAATGGACTGGTCTGAAAGATAAAGAATTAGGTGAAACTATCAAAAAATTCAGGGATAGTCATTCTGATGAATGGATCAGAAATCATACTTCCGATGAAATTAAAGAAAATTTTTTAAATTGGTTTGGGGTTGCAGGTACTGATAAAAACAACAAAATATGAAAATTGAAGAATTTTTAATATTATATGAAAACAAAAGAAGATAAAACATGATTCAATATGTAAAAGAAGAAAATATTAGATTTTACAATTATTATATTGAATATGAAGAATTTGATTTATTTTTTTGTACATTGTCACTAAATTAATGAAATATGAATACAGCTTACGAAAAATACGGTTATAAATTAGCCGAAGAAAAGAAATCCATTGAAAAGTATTTGACCAATTTATCAGATTTTTTAGATCTTCTGGATCTTCGATCAGATTTACATCATAAAAATGGTTTTACTTTGGGTGATTTTTATGTTCTTAATGGTAAATATCATTTAGATCAATTTGGTCAAATCGGAAAAGTTCTTGATGGTATGACTCAAATGTCAAAGTTTTTTGATATTCCACTATTAATGAGTGATTATGAAATGCACGAAATTAGAAAAGCTTATAATAAAAAAATAAACGCCGTTACCAGAGAAGAAACTGAAGGTTTATCTTGGGATGAAATAGATAAATTACACGAAAATAGACCCTATGAATTAGGAATATCAATTTCATTGGGTAATTCATCCATCCCGGAAAAAAACACTATATGTCCTTGTGGAAAAGGGTGGGACATTAATAATATTGATAATTGTATAAAAACTCGCAGTGATTGGAAAGATTTTCCAATAAAAGAAATGGGATTGTACAATGAAATTTTATATGATTTCAAAGGTCAGCCTATCAGTAAATTTTGGGATTTTATACAAATGAGAAATGATGCAATTTATCGTCCGGTTAAAGATAATGGGTCAAGTGTAAATAATCCAAAATGGATTGACAATAATCCAGATCCTAAATACCCTACTTGTAAAATGAATGAAGGGGGTTTTTATAAAGGGAAAATTGATGAAAATTACATTCTTCAAGATGGTGATCATGTCAATTTTCTGGTTTATAAATGCTTTCATAAAGATTGTAATAAGAAAAATTTAAAAGAAACAGAAACAGAAAAATTCAAAGAATGTTTTGAAAATGCTGGTTTTAAAAAAATAAAATTGCTTCCCATTCCAAATGAATATTGTCAATGTGATATATGTACTGATTGGTTTAATGTTGTAACAAAATTCGGTGTTATTAAAATAGGTTGGAGAAAACGTGTTATCAATATTGATTGGTCAGGTTGTTATAGTGATGAAGCTGATGCAACAAAAATATTTCAGGAAGAAGATGTAACAAAAGATAAAAATTATATTCATGCTTGGGGTTGGGAAAAATGCACTGAATATCTTATTAAATTAAGAAAATCATTCGAATACATATCTAAACATATTTAA